TTGGGCCTTGGGCCAACAGTTTGGCGGCGGCGGTATAGGCGCCCCTTATCAAACCACTGAATGGTACAGCAGCCACATGGCACCACAGGGACCTGTTACAACTATTCAAATGGAACTGATTCACTACACCGGCACAATCAAAGTACAAGGCGCCGAGGACTATCAAGGCATTTGGTACAATGCCACTGAAAGTAGAACCTATCTCAATGAAACCGGAACCATTTATTTCAATGTGCTGGGTTACCATCCCTTGTTGCGTTTGGCATTTAATAATAGTCTAGCTACCACATCCAGCCAACCCGGTATTCCAGCCACGGCCAATGCCATAGTGGCCAATGGTGTTATCACTGGTATTACAGTTACCAATTCAGGTCAAGGATACCTGGCACCACCTAATGTAACAATCATTGGATCGGGTGCTGGTGCCATAGCCACGGCCCAAATTGGCAACGGTCAAGTGGGCAGCATCACAGTTGAGAACGGTGGTAGCGGATACCGTCCATGGCTTCCGGGCAGCGCGGCTGCATTTGTGGCCATCAACACTGGCTATCCTGTCAATATCTTCTACCGATAACATTTGCTTTCCGCCAAACATTCTGCTATAATAGCAAGATGTTTGATGTCTCAACTGCACTGCCGGCCAAGAGAAAACGCACAGCATCGGGCTGGATCAGTTTCAATGCGCCCTGTTGTGTGCATAAGGGAGAGAACCCAGATCGTCGTCAACGCGGTGGCATCAAACCCAATCCCGATGGATCCTGGAGCTATCACTGTTTCAACTGTGGCTACACTGCCAGCTTTATTGTGGGCCGTAATTTGAGTTTCAAGGCTCGCAAACTGTTGCAGTGGTTGTCAGTGCCCCCAGAAGAAATAGAACGCATCAATTTAGAAAGTCTTCGACATAGAAACATCGAAGGTATCTTGCACGAACGCCGACAGGTCAGTGATGTGTTGCAGGGCATAGACTTTGAAGAACGCGACTTACCAGCCCGGGCCGAACTCATGACCGACCAACATCCTGAGTATCAGGCCTATATTCGCAGTCGTGGCCTGTCGCTAAACTATCCCTACATGGTACAACTCAATACTGAATTACATTTTAGACCACACATCATAATTCCATTCACCCACAACAACAAGATCGTGGGCTGGGCCAAGAGATTCATTGATAACACATCAAAATTACCCAAGTACATCAACGACACTCAGCCCGGCTATGTGTTTGGTACTGATCTACAGCAGCCCAACTGGAATCATGTGTTGGTCATGGAAGGTGTATTTGACGCTCTCAGCATCGGCGGCCTGGCAGTGTTGCATGCCGACATCAATGACGCACAGGTGCGACTGATACGCAGTCTTGATCGCACTGTGACAGTTGTGCCGGATCAGGATGCGGCAGGAATGAGGCTGGTGGATCGTGCCTTGGAACTGGGGTGGGCAGTGAGCATCCCAGAGTGGCCTGACACAGTGAAAGATGTCAATGATGCAGTGATTCGTTTTGGAAAGTTGGGTGCCCTGCTAACTATAATGCAGGCCAGAGAAACCAGTAGGATCAAAATACAAATGCGGAGGAAGCAACTTGCTAAAAGATTACACAGCTGAAATTCAGCGACTGTTCTTGGAAATGATGTTGGAAGACGCAGAAAGTTATGTGCGTGTTCAAAACATCTTCAATCCAGAAAATTTTGATCGTAGTCTGCGCAGTGCGGCCAAATTTATCAAGGAACACAGTGATGAACACAAAACTATGCCCACGCGAGAGCAGATTGCTGCTGCTACTCAAGTCAGACTCAATGCCATTCCAGACCTCAACACCGGGCACTTCGATTGGTTTATGGAAGAATTTGAGGCTTTCACCCGCAGGCAAGAACTGGAGCGGGCCATTCTCAAGAGTGCAGACCTGTTGGAGAAAGGCAATTATGACCCGGTAGAAAAACTGATCAAGGATGCGGTACAGATATCCTTGACCAAGGACATGGGCACAGACTACTTTGCAGATCCGCGTGCTAGATTACTGGCACTGAAAAACAACAACGGACAGAATTCCACAGGTTGGCCAGCCTTGGACAAATTGTTGTATGGTGGATTCAACCGCGGCGAACTGCAGATCTTTGCTGGTGGTTCGGGGTCGGGTAAAAGTTTGTTCATGCAGAATTTGGCAGTGAACTGGGTGCAGGCCGGACTCAATGGTGTTTACTTGACACTGGAACTCAGTGAAGGACTGTGTAGTATGCGTATAGATAGCATGCTCACAAACACTGCAGCCAAAGAGATCTTTCGAGACCTGGACACAGTGGAAATGAAGATCCGCATGATGCAGAAAAAGTCTGGCAAGTTTCAAGTCAAGTACATGCCAGCACAGAGCACAGTGAATGATATTCGTGCATACTTGAAAGAACTACAGGTCAAGAACGGCTGGGCCATTGACTTCTTGTGTGTGGATTACTTGGACTTGATCATGCCTGTGAGTGCCAAGGTCAGCCCCAACGATTTGTTTGTGAAAGACAAGTATGTGAGTGAAGAACTGCGTAACTTGGCCAAAGAACTCAATGTGTTGTTTGTGACAGCGAGTCAGTTGAATAGATCGGCTGTGGAAGAAATTGAATTTGACCACAGTCATATTTCAGGTGGTATCTCAAAAATCAACACAGCAGACAATGTGTTTGGTATCTTTACATCAAGGGCCATGCGTGAGCGCGGGCGTTATCAGATACAGTTGATGAAAACTCGATCCAGTTCGGGTGTGGGTATGAAGGTGGACCTGGAGTTTGACATTGAAAGTCTGCGCATTAGAGACTTAGGTGAGGACACAGCAGCGCCAGGATCGTTTGTAAAGAAGCCTAGTATCCTGGAATCCATTAAACCACAGAGCCGTGTCAGCGACAGTGCAGGAGAATCTGAAGTGGTAGATATTCAGACTGGTGAGATCTCCAAAGTCACAGCAGATGTACAGAGTGCAAGGCTCAAGCAGTTGTTAGGTCAGTTAAAAACTGGTAGTTAAGTAATCTTGTATGGCAACGCTGCGCACTTCGCGGCAGTTGCCATAGTGTGCCTTAGGGAGAAATTATGGGATATTTAATGAGGTTTGAACAAGTAAATATTTCTATGGTACAAAAAATTATTAAAATTCACAAAGATCAATGAATAATTCAAACACATTTGGCAAATCTCAATGTGTACTGATCAAACATGGACTGGCTGTGCTTGGAAAACAAGTAGGAGTTTGTTGCTATAACAAAACAGATCCTTGCAATTATCATACCTATGATATTGATCCTGTGAATTGTCATGCCTGTATTGATCAGGAAAGCAACAATGTATTTTCTTATCGACAAGGGGTCAACTTAAAATACGGGTTAGACAACCACAAGCCTGGTATTATTGTGTTGGATATTTCTCCTAATTTTAACTGTAACCTTGCGTGTAAAATTTGCAATGAGGATCTCAGTTCAACTTGGGCAAAATATAAAAAAATCTCTATCACTAAAAATCGAAATATTTCTGTAGATGATTTTTCCAAACAACTAGAATCTTACAACTTAGACCAGATAAAAGAAATTAATTTTTCTGGTGGTGAACCTTGGTTAAACAAAAATATTATCAAGTATATCAGCCAACTTGAGGACAAAGTGGATTTTTCTCAAGTGACTTTAAGATTTTGCACCAATGGCACACAGCCTTTTACACCAGACATCACAGAATTTTTATTAAGGTTCCGGTTGGTATTGGCCAGATTCAGTTTAGATGACATTGAATCTGGTCATGAATATCAAAGATATCCTAGCAAATGGATTCCATGGTTAAACAACTGGTGTTACTTCTTAGAGAATCTGCCCCATAACACTATTCCTGGAATAAACCGTACAGTGAGCCTGTTAAACATTAATCGACTAAATTTTTTGGATCAGTGGCACCAAAATTTTTTAGTCAGCAAATTCAATGACCCAATTGAGCTGATTGATCATTTTGCACTGGGAGATTTTTCCCTAAACAATCTTACTCCAGAAATCAAAGAATTGGTGTTAAAAACACAGGGTCCACACAGTAGAGCCGGTACATACATTGAAAATAAACCTGTTAGCAAACAAAATTTATCTAGAATACAGCAAAAAATAATTGAAAATGATCAACATCATCGCACAAGCCTGGCTCAATTTGACCCCCAATTATACAAGGCAATTTTCTAATCTTAATTGTGTGCTGCCTAGGTATAGCAACCAATAAACCTGCTGAAGATTCCAGATTGCCTGGGATCTAGAAGCATCTATATGGCGCAGAATCCAATAAATAATAAAAAGGTTTGTACAACAATGCAAAAGAAAACCCGCAGTTTACTAGAAGAATTGGATGCCATGTACGTCCAACGCGAGCAAGGCCATGTGATTGAAAGCCGTGCCAGCAACATCATTGCCAGTGCCATACGCTTGCTGGAGCAGATTGATCAGCACTATGCTCCTGAGCAAGCAGAGAATCTGCAGCGCAAACTGCTGAATGCTATCAAACTGCGAGATCCCGGTAAGTTTACCCGCACTGTGAGAAAAACTGATGCAAATTCATGAAATATTTTTGGGTAAATCAACACTGGTAGAAGCCCTGCAGCCCATGGTGGCCCCTCAGGTGCAAAAAGCATTTCAGCGTAATCCCAGAATCAGTGGTCATCAACTGGGACAGCAAATTGCCAGTTTTGCCAATGGTAAAAATTTACCCAAAAACTTTTACGGTCAATGGGCCGCAATAGACAAACAGATCACTGACAGTCTAGCCGGCAATCCAGCCAAATTAGAAAATTACAAAACACGCAGCGACCCCACATACCTACGCGAACTAACAAAGTTTGTGAATGCCAATCTATTAGATGGCATTCCAGAAATGCAGGTATTGAATCGTGATGAGATCCTGCAAGTCATAAATCAAATCAGTCAACCAGATAACACCGATCGATATGAGCTGGTCCAGACACTGTTTCAAACTTTGACAGATCTTTGTATTGAAGCACAAACTGACTTTGTACTAAAACAAATTCAAGCACAAGCAGCTCGGCAACAGGCCGCTGCAGTGGCAGCAGAACAAGAAGTACAACGACAAAGAAATTTTGCCACCACTGTGGCTATACGCAACCGACAACGTGCCGAGGCAGCAGGCATACAACCAGGTGTATAATGTATAAACCACTCTACGAAGGCGGCAATGTGTTCAAGGATGGCAAAGGTCAGCCTGTGACACAACGCATTAATCAAACCGATATTAAACCCACCATTGCCTGGCTGGATCAAATGCTGCCGGACTTGAACCTCATGGACAACATGCTGGGCAGCACAGGACTCAAACCCACCAGTGGTGACCTGGACTTGGCCATTGACGCCAATAAATTCAGCAAAGAACAATTGGTTGCAGCACTCACAAGCTGGTGCCGCAGTCAAGGCCTCAAACCAGAAGAGTGGATTAAAAAGTCGGGTATTTCAGTGCATTTCAAAACACCTATCACAGGTCGGGTGGATCATGGCTTTGTACAAACCGACTTTATGTTTTTAAACAATGTACCATTCTCCAAGTTTATCTTGCGCCCAGATGTGAATTCGAA